CCGGAAAAAACTCCTACGCACTTTGAAAATTTGCTATTTGCCAACAAATCAACTTCATACATATTTTTTTCTAAAAAAGGAATACTAGAGTGCACTGCATCACAGTCATATTTGAAGCTTGATTGTGCTTCTAACTTGACCATTTTCTTTTCCATCCATCCCGCTAGACAACTAGTAAAAATTCCTAACAAAACGGAAACTGCGACTTGAATTACAACAGTTGTGGCTTCAGGATGTGTTGTTGTAAATTGTCTAAAGCCTTCAATTAAAATCTTAATGTACTCTAAAAAATAACTATCTAAAATTTCTCTCCACCATGATTGCGATATTATGCTCTTATCTAATTCTTGCAGAACACTTTCGTCTTCTACAAGCATAGTATTTCTACTTAAACTATCAAAGGTCACATCTTCAATCAGATCAGGGCGGGAAAAGAATCCTACAAGGGACTCAGACACTCCGCCCTGAGGCTGAATGTTCTCTTCTACAAGTTGAGATATTGTCTCCAGTTCAGACAAACTCAACTTATTACTTGTTAAATGCTTCTTTTTAACTCTCTCGAATATCTTAATAATAGAAATTATCCAAGCAATCAAGAGATGTCTCTCTTTTCCTCTCACCGAGATATATTCTGCGCTAATCTTTTTATTCTCAGCCAGGAACTCGGGAGGAAATCCTATGATAAAATTTGAAGTTAATAAATCATAATATTTAAAATATATAGAGCCATACAACCAATCCCCATCACGTATAACGTGAGTGAAATCGAATACATAGCCTCTTCTGTGTAAGGCTTTGATGTCATCTATACAATCTTGCTTAGTTAATCCATGTAAATTCTGAAATTTGTTTGTTGTTATAAAAATTTTATCGCTGTTAAAATATTTTGTATCTTTAAGAGGAGCATCTGCGCAATCTAGGGGTAATTTCACTGCGGATACCATATTCATAATCGTCCGCCACTGCGACACACCCTCTTGACCTAAATCATCCATATAAAATATTGGTTCATTGTTATAATTATCATAGAAATCTTTTCCATTCCCCACTGCTTTAACAATGTGAGAATAGCAAGGTTCTCCTAGTGCTTGTACTACGTTGTTGAGGACAACTGATTTCA